CCGTTGATGTTGATGGAGCATATTATCCTGAAGACGATGTAATTGGAATAGAAATAATTACTAATCCTAATTTGAATAGGGAAATTTTGGAAGAACTTTATTATGAACTTAATGAATTAATCAGACATGAATTAGAACATATAATTCAATTTGAAAGAGGTGATGATATACCAAAAAAAGAACCAAAAGTACCTTTAAAATACTATAGTCAAAAACACGAGTTACAGGCTCAAATTGCTGGTTTTAAAAGAAGAGCCCAAAAAGAAAGAAAACCATTAGAGGATGTGATTAGAAGTTGGTTTGCAAAAAACAAATTAAAACATAGATTATCCCCCAAAAATATTGAGGTTGTAATAAACCGAATTCTTGAACTCGCATAATGGGTAATATTGTAAAAATTGCTAAAAAATTTTTAATGTCAGGACCATTTTATAACGATGGTTTTGAATATCAATTTATTTCAGTTGAGGATGATTTATATGACGCAATTAAATTTACCGTAAATGTGTTATTACCAAAAAAAGGACAATCTTTTGTGGTTGAAAAGTTTAGTTACGACATTGCGGATATTATTGAAAATATGTCAAAATTTATCGGACAAGGTGTTTCGTATTCTGAAAATATAATAGTTGAAGGTAAACCATTCCCTGAAGAAGGTTTATATATTAATGATGAAGATTGCGATGAAATCATTAGAGCCTTAAACGAAAATGTGAAATATGTGACAGTATCTAATGATAAAGACACATCATCTGTTCGTGCTAATATTTCATTTTCTCGCAACAAAGAAAGGAAAAAATTTTATTTAATGGATGCTCATCAATACATTGATATTTTCCTTAAGTATAATATTGGTAATTTTGAATACAATGATGTTCCCGTAAATGTGAATTTAAAAACGATTGATGAGTTTGCTGAAGTTTTTAATGAAAAATTACAGAATTCAGATAGATTTAGAGATAATTTACAAGATATAATTTATCGTGTATTGGAACCAAGTTTCCATATTGAATTTCTTGAAGTATATTATAATGCTCAATATTGGATTGACAAAGTAGAGGGTATTGAAGTCCACTCAACAGGGAACAGTTTCACTACAGATTTTACCCCTGAAATGTTTAATCAAACTTCTTAAGAATTTTTTTAATTGTCTCGGTAAGTGCAATTTGACCAACAAGTACAACTCCTGACGCCACCAATCTTTTTGCAATTGTCATAGCCGTTGTTTGTAAATCACCACCATCAACAATCGCTGATTGAATATCAGTAATAATAGGTATTAAAAATGAATACGTTACAAGTTCTAATGTTGAACCTAATGTAACATTTGCAGATTTTAAAAAAGTTGTAAATGAGTTTTTGAGATTTTTGGCTTTAACTAAAACTTCTTTGAACGTATCTTCTAACCCTTCATCTTTGATTTTAAGTAAAATTGTTCTAAGGGATTTAGCATTATCATAAAAGAAAGTACATGCAATTCCAACCAAAATTAAAGTTGCTTGCTCATCAGTTAATTCAAATCTACCACTTTTAATAAATCTATCTAATGGCATAACTAAACCACCAACAGACGCTCCCCAAGTTAAAAGTAACTTTAAGTTCAATCCGTAAGATTTTTTAGCCTTGGTAACAAGATTACTGGTAAATGAATACAATTCCTTCATGTAATTGCTCATCTTTGATTGGTCTTGTTCCTGTAATATAGTTCTCAGTTGAGATTCGTTAATTAAAAAATCCATATAATTATAAATATACTAAAGATATTTATTGTTATGAGTAAATCAAAGAAAGAGTTAAATCCAAAACTTGTTAAAGGTGATAGAATTATGTGTCTTCATATGGATGGAGAAACTGGTGTCCCTATGGGAACTACTGGAACCGTTAGAAGTGCAACTAAAGACCCGTTTGAACCTGATAGTGAGATTATTAATGTTAATTGGGATAACGGCTCAACTTTAGGTTTATTGTCTATAACGGATAGATGGGTTAAAGTCGCCCAAGAAACTCTTGAAGAACAAGCAGGAACTTCTGAATATGATTTTTTTAATGAAAATCCTGAGGTATTTGAAAACTTTGATTGGAGATTCTTAAGAGAATTTTTAAATAAACTTAGAGACGCAAGTCCTGTTAATATGTTACAATCTCAACCATTTTTATATTCAGGTAGAGAGTGGATTGACAGATATTATGGTGAAGACCAAGAAGATAATGTAGATTTCCAAGAGGTTTTGGAGATGGCTAATGAAGCTAAAAACAAAATGATTCAAGGTGTCTTAAAATATATGGAATCTGAAGGTATTGAAATTGATTTAGATAAAGTTAATCGTTTGATTAAAAAGTTTGCAAGCATGATTTTGAAACTTTATATTTCTTTCGCTTAAATAACTTAAATTTTCTTTTTTTTAAAGGGGCTTTTCTTTCTTTTTTTATTTCAGTTACTTTAGGAGGCATACTAACTTTAATAGGAATAATCTCGTCTTTTTTACACGAGCCCATCATAATCAATATTAAGATTATTAAAATTCTAATCATTATTTTTTTTAATGTCATAGTAAAACGAATTACTATCTTCCGTTATCCATCTGTCCGATTGATTTTCAACCGAGATTGATTCTGTATCAACTTTAAATTGTTTTAAATCTTCAGGAAGTGGTTTAGTCACCCAATTACTATCCCTCCAAAAAAGTCTATTATTTGGTTGACATAATAAATACCCCTCATCTGATTCAAATATATGTCCACATTTATAATCAGAAGGTTCATCACTATATGGATTGTTAAACCAATCAACAGTAAACATATATGTTCCCCAAACTTTTGTTCCATCTCTTAAAACTATTTGTGCTCTGTGAAATGCTAAAAAATCATACTCAATAACAGATACGTTTTCACTAAAACAATCCCAAAGTTGTTTGAAATTGAAAGGTATATCGTTAGTTGGTATTTTAGTGTAGATTTCAGACAATGGTACCCTACTTCTTAACATACCATTATCTGTCATAACGTGAAAGGTAAGTATTTGACCACCACAAGATTGAATACCAAAAACATAAACGTTATAAAACTCTTTATCGTCTTCAATGTTTTTAGTAAAATAAGATTTTTTAACAAGTCCTTTAAAAGACGGAATATTTGAGTTTAATTTCATAATTTAATTACTTAATGGTGCTTTAATTGATGGGTGTGATTTATAGTTTTCGTATTTTGAATTTTTGGATTTTAATCTCCATAAAATGGTTGATGATAGAATACCTGTTTGTCTTGAGGCTTCCGCCAAACTCTCATAAACAATATCATCAATTTGGACTTGTGTCATATTAGTTGGTTTTTTACCTTTTCTTTTCTCACTTAATATTTTTTTAGTTTCTTCCGAATGTTGTTTACCAAAAAATGGGTTATTATTTTCAGTTCTAGGTCTACATTTGTTACAATGAGTGTGACCGTAACCTATTCTTTTACCACATTCACAATAGATGTAAGTTAAACCCCCTTTCCAATTTGGGTTCTGTTCTTTATTATAACTTCTTCTATTATCTAATTGCTTTTTAACTATTTCTTTATGCATTTTTTTACCCTTCCAAAATCCGTCTTTACCATGCATTCCATTTTTCTCACCAGACACATTTTCACTTCTTATTTTTCTTTCATCATCACTTATATTGTCCCAATACTTTTTTGTTGAGCGTCTTTGGTTTTCAACCCAATTCTCATCATACTTAATAAATTCAGATAGGTCTCCACCTGTACCACCTTCTGTTAAATTATAACCGTTTTCAATTGTTTTGAGTTTATTAATCCAAAAAATTTCTTTTTCATTCAACTCGTCTTTATTAGAACACTCTTCTAAAATAGTTTTAGAGAAATTTTCTAATCCGTATTTTTTTATTGCCAACTTAATCAACTTTCCACTCCCAAAATATTTATCAAATAATAATCCACTATATTGTCCGATATAAGATTTACCGTTTATATTGTTTTTGATTTCATACACTAAAAACTTCTTCATATTGATTTACTTTAAGGTTTACCCTTTAATATAAATATCTGTAATTTTAAGAAAAGTTAATTTGAAAGTGGCATTTTTATTGATGAGTGACTTTTGTATCCATCAATCTTAAAATCCGATGGTTCTAAATGACCAAACAAACTAACATCAAATCCTTTCCAAAATGCGTCAGTTTTTGGTAATTTTAATTTTGGTAATTCGAAAGGTTCTCTCGAGTGGTATGGTATTTTGTATGATTCATAGTATTCACTCAATCCACCACCAAAAGGAACTTGTTCATCAACTGCTGTTTGGTAAAAATTTCCCATGGCGGTTTTTAACAATTCATGTCTTTCTTCTGGCGTATAAGGTCTACCAATTTGTTCCTTAACACCTTCAATTTGATTGAGGTATATGTGGCAATCACCTAAATTACCAATTAATTCATCTGGAACCATATTTACAATTTTACCAATAATCTCTAAAAGAAGCGCGTATGATGCAATATTAAATGGCAAACCCAATGGGACATCATTTGACCTCATATTAAACATTAAAGAGATTGCTCGTTTAGGTACACCATAGGGTCTAAACCATTCATCCATACTAAATTCAACATTAAAGTCTCTCATTGGTAAAACTACATTGGATTTATTGTTCTTCATCCAATTAAGTCTTTCCTCATCACTCAACTCTCTTGTATAAACTTGAAATCCATAATGACAGGGTGGAAGAACCATTTGGTCTAATTCACCTACATTCCAAGCGTTAACCATCATTCTCCTTGAGTCAGGATTTGTTTTAAGGTCGTTGATTAAGATTGATATTTGGTCAATAACCATTTGGTCTGCCTCATCATAGATATTTTCATATGAACCATCTGTTGATAAATACATTTTCTTTTTAGTCCAACTTCTCCATTGCTTACCATAAATTGGACCTAACTCACCCCACTTCTTAGCAAACTCGTCATCTGTTTTGATTTTGTTGATGAATTCTTCTTGTGAATATGGAACAAACGTCTTATTCGGTTGGTTTATTAAATCATCAACATGACAATCTTTTTCATTAAAAATAAGTTTGTTTATGTAATTCTTATACGCATCACCATCCCAAATATGACAACCATTTTCAACAAGGAACTTAATGTTTGTATCACCACGAAGGAACCACAACAGCTCAGTTACCATAGTTTTAAATGCCATTTTCTTGGTTGTAAGTAATGGGAATCCATCACTCATTTTGTGGCGAATTTGTCTTCCAAATACAGAAATTGTTCCAGTACCTGTCCTGTCCTTTTTTTCCACTCCATTATCTATAATGTCTTGTAGGAGTGATTGATATGATTTATCTAAATTATTCATGTTCGTAGAATACAATAGTATTATTTGAAGGAATTCTAATTATCGGAGCATTTAAACCGTCTCTTTGTTTTTGGAATATCTCATAGATTCCATCAATTAATTTAACAGTCATTACATCTTTGTAAGACTTTTTGGTACCACTTACCAATTCAAGGGTTAGGGTGTGTTGTTTGGTGTTAAAGATTATAGTATTCATATTTTTCAAGGCATTAAAAAACCTTCTCCCTAATAATAAGAAGAAGGTTTTCAATAATCAATTAGATTTACTGACCGATAACTAATTCGCTAAAATCAAGTTGGTCAGTTCCTGTTACCTTATCCTTAACCTCGTCGTACATGTAAGACTTAACAACTGAAACAATACCCATTTCAGCCTGAGCAATTTTACTTTCTTGCCAGTCTTCGAGTTGTTCTCCGTCCTCCATCATCTCCCACATCTTATAGGCCAAAGTGGCGATGGTGAAGAGTTGTTGTTTAGCCATGTATGAACCTTGTTCGTTGTTTTCCTTGAGCATCTTCTTCAATCTGTCAAGTTGGTCCTCATTAATAATAATTTGTTTCATTACACCCTTTTATTATAAATATCATTAATCTCAGAAGGCGAAAGTTGAACGTATCATATCCAACAACTTTTCATCGAATTCAATTCCATGTCTGTATTCAAACTCTTCCAATAACCTTGAGACGGATTTCTCATATCCTTTTGTCTTTAACATAACATAAGCTCCCAAATCAGCTTCCAACTCTTCTTTTTGAGTTCTTGGTCCGTTGTGTCCAAACTTTACATGGGCAATCTCATGAGCTTCAATAAACTTTAAATCATCATCAGATAACTTACCATCACCAAACATTTCACCATCAACAATAATAGTTTTCATCTCAGGGAATAAAAAACCATAACCATATTGGTCAAAGATTTTCTTAAGTTCAGGGTAGTGAACATTGTTCTCATAAACCACGTTGATGAATATGTTTTCCATAAACTCACTTGGATATACCATTACTCCTTCTTCCATGTTAAATAAATAGTTTAATAACAAAAAAGGTCAACCGAAGTTGACCTTTAATTGGGACTGACCAGAAGGTCAATCACTCCACCACCTGATTTGAGTTCAGGAACTCAACGGTTTTCAGCCTCATAAGCCTGATGCACCGTTTGGCACTGTACCACACCGTAAGAACAACCATCACTAGTGTAAACAACAGCATCCCCATCGTAAACTTCGACTTCTTCAACATACTTAATTTCTTTAGTCTTGGGAATAACAACCCAATCACCACATTTGAACTCTCTTCCCATAGACATAAAGTATAAAAATTAAATACGACTTAATCAACCTTCCATCTTGGATTTAATTGTAGCATATTCACCAAGTGTAACTGTTTCAACGTTACCAAGAATTAGACTCTGACGAAGAATTTCAAATGGAACGTGCATCAAGAAATCACGTCCGTTGAAAGTTGTCAAATCTTGCTTCAATTCCAAACATGAATGAATCATAGTCAAGAAAATCTTGTGCTGAACTGCATCTTGGTATTCCTCGTTTAGAATCTCGCCGAACTTTGGATGGATAATTTTAACTGTCTTCATTGTGGTACAAATATACAAATATTTTCCGTACCACCAAAATAAGAGCAAAAAAAAACCTCAGTATTTTTGGACTGAGGTTAAGGAAGGTGTAAATACGTTGAGACTACACGTTTTGAAGACCCGTCTTTCGTGAGATTATCCAGATATTGGTTCCTCACATTGTCCACTACGATTGCCCGTAGTATCGAGTCAGTGTCGGTAATTTAAGTTCACCACTCTTTTCGTTAAAACCAACTCAACCGTTACTCTACTCTCTTAAGCCTTGCGAGCTCACTAAGGGATGGCCGTCCCACGAGGTATTTCGTGATTAACATAAGAGGACTTGCGGTCCGCCTATGACTCCATTAGTCCGATGACCTGAAGTGTTAGACACCTTTCAGTTTCAACGCCCGAAGAACTTGTGCTTTGTCTTTATTTTCATATAAAGTTAGCTCTTGTGGATAAATGGACGATGTGCTTCGGGAGAAGTTCCGTTCCTTTTGGGAACAAAATGCTTCACACCACCCTGTGAACCTGCCAGCTCACGGTCTGTCAGGACTTCGTCATCTCTTTTTGTACGACTCGGAAACCCTTGAGACTGGTACCCAGCTCTACAACCCATGGCAGGGAGTGTCGAACCGTCACCTGTGACTTTTCCTATTGGTGTCACCACCTCAACCCCGATATTCCACGGACTCGGAGTGATTATTCCCCCTCAACACTTGTCGTTGGGGCAATAACCGTAGTCACTTTGTTTAGTTGTCAAGACTCTCGTCCTGCGAACTTCCCTTAGAGGCTAATCTAAGTTCCATCCTTTTAGTCTCATTACTGAGGTTATCTAACGACGCTAAACCGCCGAAGGTTTTTGATATCAACTTTTCTTGAAAAGAAAAGGGGTCACGGTGACAAGTCACCAAAAAACAAGTTGATATCTCAACCATTAATTTTCAAAGAACGTATCAGAAACTTACTCTATAACTACGGATAGTGAGATTTGGATTCCGTGTTTCTGATTTGTTTTACAAACTTACGACATCGTTTTCAGATTGTCAAATAATTTTGTAAACTTTTTTTGATTGTGATAAATAAATATCGGTTAATCTTTAAAAGTTCTATAACTATAAATGTTTTTTTGTTTCTGTCAACCCCTCAGGGACAAAAAAGTTAAAAATAATTAATTGAAGAAGTTTCTTCTGATTTCGAAGTTAACGTCAACTTTATCTAACTTCTTGTTCAACCAATTCATCATATTTGATTCACTACTAAAAAGTTCAGTTGGGTCTTCATTATCTCTAAGTGGTAATTCAACAACTTTTTTAGCATCATCCAAATAATGAGCCCCACTATTTTTAGGTCCATATTTAATAACCCCATTGTCACCAACCAAAATTAAGTCATGAACTATATCATCACAGTCAATACCATTACCATTCACGATAATATATTCTAAATCTTGGAATGGACTATAAGACCTGTAACCATCAATGTGTGGTAACATTTCTCTTTCTTTGTTTGACTTATTTACTCTGAAATGTTCAGGTTGCTCTAAGTCTGGTTGTAATCTATAGTTGGTCGTCAGCTCCTCACCTTTTTTTATTGGTCGAGAGGCCACTAAAAATCTTTGTTTTTTTTTTAAAACATTGTGACAGTTTGGATTATCACTATGGTTGTGCATTTTACCTAAATCTGTAAAATCATAACTAACACTAGGTTTGTTTATAGTGTGTAAAAGACCAATGACTTCGTTTTCTTCTAAATCATTTTTAGCGAAAGAACCTCTACCTTGTATATTACTCCTATCAACATAATATTTTTTAACATCAACATTTTCTGTTATGTTACCAGATTGGTCATTGATTTTTTCTTTGAGTTTATTCACAAACTCTCTTTGAATCATCTTAACAAACTTAACGTATGGTGCGTCGTCCGCTTCAGGGTTATATCTATAAGGGTCCTGATTTGGTCTCTTAGCCCTTCCGAAGTAGTTAAGTGCTGAAATGTTTGTAATACATTTGTGTCCACCTGAGTTCGCTTCAATCATATCCCAAGCAGGAACACCAAACCTATCCAACACAGACCACTCTTCATCTTTTAAATCTTTTGATGGCTTAGCCATTATCTTCTTGATTGATGAAAGGTATTGTTCACCATTCTCAATCTCACGTACCTTATCACCGTAGAATGCTTCAAGGTCCGCATCTGTAAATCCAACAGAACCTTCTTTAGCCGATGTTTCAGATACCCACTTAATAGTAGATAAAGGAATAATCTTATCTTCCAACTGACCTTTCCATTTCAACATTACCTCATCGGCAATCTCACCCAAGTTAACACCCTTGAGTTGTCTTTCTTTATTGAATGGATTACAAGACGCTTGTACCAATCCCATTGGCCATGCAATAACCAAAAAGTCAGCATCGGGATAGTTTTCAAACGGAACGTATCTATCATAAGCACCTGGCTTAGATAATGCCCCACCACCGTACTGAACGATGATACCGTCTTCAAACTGAACTCGTGAACTGTTCTGTTGAGACTGAATGTAATTCTTTTGGTTTGAACTCATCATCTCAGGAGTTGCATAGTTTTTCTCTTGAGCAATTCTCTTAGTGTTCTGTAAGATATTCAACAAAGATGGTGATGCATTCATAACCAACTCTTCTAAGAAACCTGGTTTGTTCTTATAAGCTAATAATAATTTGTTAGCTGCTAGCCCTAAAGCGAATTTATTACTTTGTAATGATTTGTCTTTATCTAACTTGAAGATAAAGTTCATGATGTCTTTTGGTTTCAACCCGTATTTTGCAAAGTCTGCAGAATCCACAGTTGATATCAAAGTGATATCATCTTGTGTGAAGATTTCTTTTGGTGAAACAACCTGAGATATTGTAGCTACATTTGAACGTGATGGTTTGAATGAAACTGAAGTATCTTTTTCAACACCTGTCTGTGTATCGTGGTGGTCTGTATGGATAACAAACATCGGTTTACCGTGAGCGAAGTCAACCAACACAGGCATTGTATCACCAGTCGCATCTTGTTTCTTTACAGCAAACTCTTTATCACCATATTGGATAACCTCAGAACCAACAACTTTAATACCGTTGGATTCCAAATATTCTCTCATGGCAATTGCAGTTGTTACTCCATCCAAATCTTGGTGGAAGTAAATCTTTGCCTTTGGGTATCTTTTCGCCAAAGCGTTAATGTCACGTAGACCCGATTCTTTAATTAACTTCTTCATCAGTCCCAACCGAAGTAATGTGCAATTTTATCAAATAAATCTCCGTAGTCAGACATACACTGTTTGAAAATGACTTTGTCTTTTTCTGGCATCGCATCCATTGTATCTTCACCCCAAACACCATCGGGGGTTACCCTAATCATTGACTGATATTTTGCAACTGCTTGAGCACTTTTAGAGTTAGGTAAATTACCAATGGACCCATCCATTTTTAGTGATTTACCTTCATCATCCTTTACATTTTTCTTATTCAAGAAACACTGAATACCCCTATTGTAGTTATATCTCTCAATGGTAGTCATACCATTGTTTAAATCTTCTTTTAGGTATTGTCTTGACGTGGCTTCGATGTGTAAACCAAGTATTCTACTTTTTTCTTGTTCGTTAATTCTGAATTGTTTCATAATCAAATTTTATTATAAATATCTTATTTTATCTAATCATAGAATCAATCGCTGAACCAATTTTTTGGTACACAGGATTGTTTCCATGTGGCTCTATGTTACCAATCGGTGGTTCAATCAAAATACCTCCTAGTTCCTTGTATTGTTTATAATAATCCCTTACCTGTTTTTCTGTAGTCCTTGCAAGACCACCCCAACCCCACGAACCTTGAACTACCAATATTCTTGTGTTTGGAAACTTCTCACCGATTGCTGCAAACAATCCCGCAACATCATCATTAAAAACCCTACCGAAGTTACCGTTAGTTCCAATTACTGTGATGACGTTTTCAACATTCTCATTGACATATGGATAAGCATTTACAGCATCCTTTAACCAGTTAACACCAATACCACCTTTCCAAAGTGATTCAACCCCACCTGTAGTTCCAATTCTTGATGCTTTAGATGTTGCGTTATCAACATAAGGTGTTTGAGAGTCACCAATAATGATGTTTCTCGGTATTACAGGGACTTTTGTCTGAGACTCCACACTATCCTCATATAAGAGTTTTATACGTTGTCTTTCTTGTTCATTAAGTATGAAAGGTTTTCCCATGTTTAATAAATATCACATAAATAAAAAACCCCTATTTAGTAGGGGTTTCTAATTGTATTTTAAGTTGATTTTGTTGTAATTGGTATTCCCTAACTCTCTTTCGTGCCACTTCACAGTAGTTCGGACTGATGTCCACACCTATCCAAGACCTTCCCAACATCTCAGCAGCTAAACATGTTGTTCCTGAACCATTGAACGGGTCCATAATAACATCCTCTTTGTATGATAGAATCTTGATTGCCTTCCAAGGGATGTCCATTGAGAATGTTGCTTTGGTTTGTTGTTTGGTGTCAGCAAAGTAATGCCATTGTCCGTACACCAAATTGATGAAGTCTTTCTTATCATCATCAGCATACATCTGTTTCTTCTTTTGTTGACCAGGGTTCTTTGGGTCATCAATCATTTCAACCCAAGACTCCCATTGAGGTGTTCCTTTGACTTTCTTAGTGTGAACTTTTTTATACGCTAAGATTACACACTCTTTTGGATTGTAAATGTATGGTGATGAAGGACTCATCCAACTTCCCCACGCAGTTGTCTTGCTTCTATGTGGTGATGTCTCTTCCAAGTCAATGATACCAAAGAAACCAAAACCTATCTTTCTCATAACAGCCCATACCTCAGCTGAAAAATAAATTCTCCCACCTTTTGATTGGCGGTTAATCTCGTAAGGGATGTTGATGGCAATACGACCATCGTCTTTCAACACACGGTATGCTGCAGTCAACCACTCCTCCGTGAACTTCATATACTCCGTAAACTCTTTGTCATCGTCCCAACTATCATAGTCAATACCAACACCATATGGACAACTTGTTACAATAAGGTCAATACACCCCTCCTCCATGTTGTCCATAAACTCAACAGTGTCTGAGTTCCAAATCTTTCCTTTTAATTCTTCTATATTCTTCATTTTTTAATTAATTCTAATATTAAGTATAATAACATAACTGGCCACAAAAATACAGTGAAGACTCTCTCCCTGATTGTTAGACGAGTTTCGTCAATTCCGTATACGAGCATCGATTCTACCATAAACGTAAACACCATACCAAGTAACAAATAAGTTAACATTTGCTCTCAATGAGTTCAATCTTACGTTGTAGATACCACAATGCTTTTTTAAGGTCTTGAAGTTCTTTATCGGTTTCTTTTTTCCCAGCTCTTGAGATATACTTCACAGTATTACCTAAATGGAAATCTAAATCCCAAGCCTCAATAACTTTGATTGCTTCATATTCATTGTTTTTACCGAATCGGTAATGGTCAGGATGATTAACCATCTTTTCTATTTCATTGGTTTGTGAGTCCATAATATCCTTTTCCATGTTCGCTTTCTTCCACCAAACCAAGTTCGATGTATTTGTTGATGATTTCCATCGCCTCTTCTTCATCTACCTTCAAAAGGTATTTTGCAATGAAAGAAATGTGTACTGGTTGTCTTAGCTTAGCCAAGAACTTTTCCTCATCTGTTGGCATACTTTTGTGATTTTGCGTCTTTTCGTTCTTTACGAATTTTTTTATCAGATAGATTTTCAGAAGTATTTTTTTCAACTTTCTTACTTTCCACCTTCACAGAACCTCTTACCTCTGTTTTCCACAGAGACTTTGAACAGTACTCCCAACCTTGCCATTTTGTTCCTACCATGTTGTTAGCGTCTTTGTCGTCGACTCGTTTGATTTCTCCAGTTTTTGTATTTCTGATTGTTTTCATAATATTTGTTTGTTTATTGTTATTATTCCTTAACCCAATAAAAGTCTAGTAAGGTTCTCATAAAGAATCTTTTAATGGGGTTAGGTTTGTTGTAAGTAGTAAATGCAGTACAATTCATCCTGTCTTTACTTCCTAAGCAATACCATCCTACAACCTTTTTCGGTTTTGGAAAGCTTGCGATTTTAGCTTCTAATATCTCTTGTAACCAATCTTTGCTAGTTTGTTTCATTGCTCACCTCCTCCGTAGGTTTCGTTGTAGTATTGTTCACCAGTTATTGGTAGTGTACTTTCAGGATAATCAATTCCATGAACTGTTCCTTTGTTGTATGCAGCTTCAATTCTTTCCTTCTCCATTTCTAAATACATATCCCAATTTACATTCATTCCTCTTGATTTGCATTCAATATCTAAGGCTTGAATAATTAGTTGTACTGCCGTTTGTTGTTTATTGTTTGTCATGTCCGTAGGTTAATGGTACTTCAATTACTTGAACTCCGCAATGGTCTGCGTTATCCCACAATGTTGAATCATCACAATTTAGAATCTCTAATAAATGCCTTGCTTCTTCTTCTGTTGTTTCTTTGGTATTGTAAATAATGAGAGTTCTTTTTGTGGTAACGGGTGCTAAATTCTTAAGGTGTTTTTCAATCATTGATTCGTGGAATTTTTCTGGGTAATTTTTAAGGTAATCTCTAATCGCCTCAGCAGTGTTTAGCAATTGTTCTTCAGTGTATAGTTTCATTTGTTACCTCCCTTGACTATTTCAATTAATTTTTTAAGACAAGCAAGTTCTGCTTCCTCGTAAGTTTCAAATCCAAATCCTTTTGTCCAATTTATTTGGTAGTAGTAAAACGAAAACTCTTTGTCGGTGTCTTTTTTAAATCCAATATAAGAATCTACATAGTGCTTCTCTCTAAACCATCTAAATGCTTGTGAGAATGTTGGTGCACGTACCCATCCGGGTCTTAACCATGTCTGGTCAGTTGTCAGAATCATTCTAATCTCGTGTTCTGGTTCCGGTGACCAACTCTCTTCCCAATTGCAAAAACACTTTTCATCAAATCCAAGTTGCTTTAACTCTAAAGCAAGTTCATAGGGTACAAATTCTTTGTTCATCTCCGTTTGTTGTTTATTGTTTGTCATCTCCGTACTTTTAACATACTCAACCTTTTGAGCGAATGTCATAGGTTCACTATTGCTAAATTGGTTATTAGGGTTTTCTTGTTGGGGTTGTTGTTTATTGTTTGTCATAGTGTTTGCTCCCTTGCGAAAATTTTAAATGTGTTTCCTTTACCATCACTAAATAGAATATTAGAATCAGACCTATTACCAATGGTCAAAATCAATTCTTTTGTGTCATCTTTGGGTCGTCCAAGTAATATAGGTTCATCATTATTGAATTGAAATACCCATTCTACATTTTCATATTTTTTAATTACCAATGTGAATAACTGGTCAAATGCCGTTTGTTTTTTATTTTTTGTCATTGTTTGTGTCTTTAACCCAATAAAAATCTAGTAAGGTTCTCATAAAGAATCTTTTAATAAAGTTAGGTTTGTTGTAAGTAGTAAATGCAGTACAATTCATCCTGTCTTTACTTCCTAAGCAATACCATCCTACAACCTTTTTCGGTTTAAGTGATGATGATAATGTGGATTCTTTTGTTGTTTTTTTATCTTTATTCATTTTCTATTTTTTTGATAATATCCTGTTTACTCAATCCTTTTTGATAAAGTTCATAAAATTTTGATGCCCAACCATCCATAAAGATTAAGGCATCGGCACGGAACAACTGTCCGAGATTTTCTTCTTTGGTTTTGATAACCAACTCTTTGTCTACAATTCTTTTATTGAAACCCATTTGTGCTCTGAATTAAGTGTAACTGTTATGATATGTTTTCTATTCCATTCGGAAGGTAAAATCAAAGATAAGAAATATTCTCCATTATTTCTTTGGTACAAATGATAAATTTCACCGATAACAGGTTCAAAAGTATAGTTGGAGTTATATATCAACTCATTTAGGTTAACTTCGTCAACTAAGTTGTTGTACTCTTGAATTAATTCTTTGTATTTGTTGGTGAATGTCTTTTGAACTTTGTCCACCCCTCTTTCTTTGAATCCACTAACGTCGTCTAATTTGATAATTGGACCTGAAACGTTTGTAGCATACGGTAATACTGATGAAACATATTTTTGTTTATCATCATCCCATGCAACTAAATCAGGCTTCTTTGTCGAGGTGTTGGTTGACATAATTTCTAATTTTTCTTCCAAGTTCCATGTCGTTTGGATTTTCTTTTACCAATTCTATGATTTCTTTTATTGTCATGTTATTACTTTTTAAAGTTATAAAACTTTGATGTTTGAAAAACATAAGTGAGAACTCTTCTCTTCATCAATGGTAATAAACTTTCCTCAAAAGGGAATTTTTGTTTGGATGTAAAATCAAAAAATGGAATAGAGTAGTCTGTCAACTCAAAGGTTGTATTTTCTAACGCAGTTTTATAAAAGTCTTTCTTTTTTCCTGAATAGATAAGCTCAACATTACACTTATTTGTTGGGTTATCTTCCATTGTGGTTTCAATACGATATTGAAATATCAAAAACTTTGAGTCGTAGTTAACCCTTAAGAATCCAATATCATATCTTTCAATTGGTGACATGTTTACAAACTCCATATCTAAGGAATCATAAACAACTTGCCAAACAGACTTGGCAATCATAAAATACTCTTTGAACTTGGTGTTTGCCATTTTGGCAATCTTCATAAGTTCATCTTTTTCTTCTTGGTTATTAATCTCAACCGTCTGATATTCTAAATCAGATATGAGAACTTCCTCGTCGGGTTCAAGCTCTTCTTTTTTTAATAACAGTAGTTTTTGTTTTTCTAAAAAAACACTGGTGTTGGCATAATGAAGAGATAACTCTTGGAACGATGGGTATAATTTCAACACACGTAACTCATCATCAAGTTTCTGAGTATAGTCCATCAAAACATATTCTTTGTGTTCAAAGTCTATAGGGTCTTGTATTATCCAATCTAAATTCATATAGGATAGTATAAATAAAAAAATTTAAAGTTGAAATAGAATTAATCTATTCGGTATATAAAATACGTTTCACCACACACCTCTTGTTCGTGTTCCTCACCATCGTATCCGGCTAATCCAACACCTCTGCCATCTGATTCAATAACTCCTTTAACCAAAGCCTCCCTGTCTATATAATTTTCAACTTCCATATCAAAATCATTTAAAAATCCTAACGGGTCGTATTCTACATTACTAACTAAGGCTTCCACCGCATTTTCAATATCTTCATCTGTAAAGTCACCCTCAGGGTTTTCTTGTATTTCTTCAATTTCACCTTCAACCTCCGTTATATTATTTTCTAAATCTTCTTTTGTTTCTGGGTCTGTTGTTTGTTCTAATTTCTTTCTTAGAACTTCAAGTTTCTTTTTATAAAACTCCAAGAATTGTTGTTGTTTCTCAGTTGGTTGTCTTCTACCTTCATCTATATAATCTTCTGGCGATTCAGAAACCCAATCATTATACAATTCCTCAGCCACAGAAGTAACAGCATTTACATCAATGTAATTATCGGCAAAACCTTCTCTAAATGCTCTTATACCGTTTTCACTAACAAATTCATCTATGTTTACATACGCAGCTTCATCAGCATCAGAATCATCCCCTACAGCATATTCATTATTATGAGTCTCACCCATCCACTTGAATACTGGTAAACTATAGTGGTTATACTCTTCTCGAACCAAATAGTAAATGTCCTCCCCTTCCTCAACATCACCTTCTGATTGAATTAATTGGTAAACTGCTCTTGCTGATGTTGCAATGATATCATCACAATTACCCTCAGCCCAAGCATCACTCTCACGGAGTTCCTCTTGTCTTGCCAAAATTCTTCTACGTTTAGCCGCTTCAGCCTCTTTTCGAATTCTTTGTTCTTCCGCATTTGCAGTAGCTTGGTCAGACCATATCTTTTGTTTATCTGAATAGTTCTCAGACATAAATTTATTTATTGACCCAATTACTTTTTTCCAAGTATCTCCAAATACTTTTAGGACATCATAAGCCGAAATATTATCATCAACAGCATCATAGTATTGCTCCCTGTCATCAAATAATTTGTAAATGGCAATCTTATAGTATTTGTTATCTGATGGTATCTTTTTAGATATAACATAGAACAACTTACCTCTATAGTTATAACTATCAAAGTGTTTTGTGGAGTCTCTTGTTGCAGTACACCACTTGGTACCAGCACCATAATAACAAGAACCCTCATGAGTTGTTGGACTTACAACAACAAAGTTGTCGTCCTCATAAATTTTAACGGCTCCTTCGTTGTATTCAACGTCTCTTCTTTGTCTGTTGGTATGGGTAGATAAAACGTCACTTAACTGCTCAATACTCTCATATTGATTAATATCTTTCACCGGTAAGTTTTCTTGATAACGAACAAACTCAGGGACTAATTTCACAGCATCCTGTAAGTTTTGTTCAAAGTTCAAAGGAGATATGTTTCTACCCAAGAAATCAATAAACTTTAGATTCTGTGAAAGTTGAGTGGCAGATGCGATAATACTCTTCAATTGTTCCAAATTGAACTTACCTCTGTACTTCTGAATGAAGTCTTCCCTTCTACCCTCTAACAATACTTTACCCAAACTCATAAAATGTTTTAAGATAAATATTACAATACCCAAGAATCTTTTGAATAACCGAAGTATTCAAAGTAATCTTT